GGTGACCATTGGAAAGGGCAGGGTATAATGCGTCGTCTTTTCTTAGACATCGAGGTGTATCGAAACTATTTCCTCGCTCTTTTCATGAACGATGATCTGAAGGTGAAGCGCTTTGAGATATTCAACGATGATGTGAGCGGTTTCGATCCGGAAATGATCTTGCAGATCATTGGTGCAGATGACGTTGAGATATGTACCTTCAACGGGATGTCGTATGACATCCCGATACTCACGTTCGCTTTGCTCAACCCCGACACTGTCCTGATAAAAAATGCGAGTGATCGTATCATTGAGGGAAACATGCGCCCATGGTCATTCTATCGCACCATGGGGCTACGGGAGCCCGACATGAACCACGTTGATATTATCGACGTTGCTCCGGGCATGGTTGGTTTGAAGCTGTACGGTGGTCGGTTGAACACCAAGAGATTGCAAGAGCTACCTCTGCACCCTTCTGCTACCATAGGGGTCGAAGATGTGCCCCTGCTGCGGCAGTATTGCAAGAACGACACGATCGTCACCAAGGAACTCTTTGACGCCCTGAATGGGCAGTTGGAGCTACGTCGTGCAATGAGTTCGGAATACGGTGTCGATCTGAGGTCCAAGTCCGATGCGCAGATCGCCGAAGCTGTGCTTAAAGCCGAGTACAAGCGTCTGACGGGAGATGTGCCACCAAAGGTAAATTCCAGAGATGACAGCTTTTACTATGACCCCCCTGCGTACATTCGCTTCTCTACAGATCAGCTCAAGGATGCTCTCGAAACTATCAAAACCGCAGAGATGGTTCTGAACGACAAGACGGGCCATGTCATCATCCCGAGCGAAGTCTCACGTATGGTTATTCACATTGGCAACAGTCGATACAAGATCGGTATTGGTGGGCTTCACAGTCAGGAGTCTGAGGCGACGCACTATAGCGACGACAACACTGTTCTCATAGACCGCGACGTAGAGAGTTATTATCCCCGCATGATGCTGAACATGAACATGCGGCCGGGTGGCTTCGGGGAATACTTCAACCCTGTTTATGGGAAAATCCTAGATGACCGCCTTGCTGCGAAACATGCCGGCGACATGGTGAAGTCGAACTCATTAAAGATTGTTTTGAACGGCACGTTTGGGAAAACATCCAACATGTACAGCACGCTTTACTCGCCCGACTTTATGATCAGAACGACCTTGACCGGCCAGCTGACCATATTGATGTTGATCGAGGCTCTTGAGCGTTGTGATATTCCAGTGGTGTCTGCCAACACGGACGGAATTGTGATCAAATGCCCAGTGGGTAAGGTCGATATTCTCAACATCATTGTGGATAAATGGGAGAAACACACCGGACTCAAGACTGAGGAAACCCGATACAAGGCACTGCACTCGCGCGATGTGAACAACTACATCGCCGTCAAAGAGGACGGTAAAACCAAGGGCAAGGGTGTTTACGGTAACGTGTCCCTGCAGAAGAACCCTCAGAACCCAATATGTGCCGAGGCCGTATCTGCATTCTTGACGGTCGGCACCCCCATAGAGGACACCGTGCGCAACTGTCGGGACATTTGCAAATTCATATCTCTGCGCACCGTGACAGGGGGCGCGATTCTCGAAGATTTGAAGCTGGGTAAGGCGATTCGTTGGTATTATCAGAAGGGTCGAAAAACGACGATCAACTATGTCACCAACGACAACACTGTGCCTCGAACAGAAGGGGCTTTCCCGATCATGGACCTTCCGGATGAATTTCCGGATGATGTCGATTACGACTGGTACCTTGAGGAGTGCAATGAGATGCTCATGGCTTTGGGTGTCAAGGCACGCCCACATGTTGAGAAGTTGCCAAGAAAGAACAGCAAAGCGTGGAAGGCGCTGCGTGATGCAGGGTCTATCGTGGAAGGTAAAAAGGGAAAATGGGAATGGGTGAAATGAAAACACCAGCATGGTCGTTCAGCCGGATCAAGGCCTTCGAAACCTGTCCGAAACAGTTCTACCACACGTCAGTCCTCAAGGAGTTCCCCTACGTCGAAACCGATGCGATGCGGTACGGCACGGAGTTTCATAAGGCGGCGGAAGACTTCATCGGTGATGGCACACCTGTGCCGGATCGGTTTTCATTCGCACAGCCAGCTCTCGATGCACTGGCAAGTAAGCCCGGTGAGAAGCTGTGCGAATACAAGTTCGGCCTTACCGCTGAGCTGGAACCTTGTGACTTCTTTGCCAAGAATGTGTGGTTTCGAGGTATCGTCGATCTGATCATCATCGACGGGGATACTGCCACGATCGTTGACTATAAGACTGGTAAATCTGCAAGGTATGCCGAGAAAGGCCAACTCGAACTCATGGCGCTTGCCATGTTCAAACACTTCCCTGAGTTGAAAGTGGTTCGGGGTGGTCTGGTGTTTGTAATTGCGAACGAAGTGGTGAAAGCCAAATATGGTCGAGATGATGAAAGTGATCTTTGGAAGAAGTGGCTTTCGGAATATGCTAAGATGGATAAAGCGTTTGAGGTTGGGGTGTGGAATCCTCGCCCGAGCGGTCTTTGCAAACGGCACTGCCCTGTAAAGGAGTGCCCACACAACGGAGCACACTGATGCCATACGTGAATAAACCACGACCATATGCCAAGGAATACAAACAGCAGAAGGCGCGCGGCGAGGATGGCGCGCGCCTTGAACGTCAAAAGGCCAGAGCGGCGTTTGACAAGAAGAACGGCAAGTCTGCACGCGCCGGAAAAGACATCGGACACAAGAAGGCTTTGGCACGTGGCGGTTCAAACAAGGACGGCTACGCCATTGAGAATCGCAGCAAAAACCGTGCCAAGGGTGGTGCACTGAGCAAGCCTCCCAAGAAAAAGAAATGATTATGCCCGAGGCATAAAAGGAGACGACATTGAAAATCATTCATGACAAAGCGCTGGAGTTGAAACTTAGAAACCCGGCACCCATTCTTGCGTCCATACCTGAGAGCAAGCTCGTTGACACGAACACAGTGTGGGTGAAATGGGATGTGCCGCAGGTGCACACCCTGCGGGCGTTGAACTTCGATGCACCATCGCCGATCACAGCTCGTTATGATTGGCCGGGAAAATACAAACCCTTCGATCATCAACGCACCACCGCCGAGTTCCTGACGTTAAACAAACGGGCATTCTGCTTCTCGGAGCCGGGAACTGGTAAGACTGGTAGCGCCATCTGGGCGGCCGACTACCTTATGAACCGCGGGCTTGTGCGACGTGTTCTGGTGGTGTGCCCTGTGTCTATCATGGATGCCGCTTGGCGGGCCGATCTGTTCAACTTCGCAATGCACCGCAAAGTCGATATTGCCCACGGGGCAGCAGCAAAGCGGCGCAAGATCATAGCGAGCGATGCGGAGTTCGTTATCATCAACTTCGACGGTCTCGGTGTTGTCGAGCAAGAGATCGCCGACGGTGGGTTTGATCTGATCATTGTTGACGAGGCCAGCTCTTATCAGAACGCACAGACAAAGCGCTGGAAGACTTTGGATCGATTGGTTGGTGACGACACGTGGTTGTGGATGATGACCGGAACACCCGCTGCGCAGGGGCCCGAGAACGCGTTCGGCCTTGCCAAGCTGGTGAACCCGAAAGGTGTACCGAAGTTCTTCGGCAAATTTCGCGACGAGGTGATGATAAAGGTTACTCAGTTCAAGTGGGCACCGAAGGACACTGCGAACGACACGGTTCATCGCGTGCTGCAACCCGCCATCCGCTTCACCAAGGATGAGTGTCTGGATCTACCCGATCTGATGTACGTTAAGCGTCACGTTGAACTGACGAAGCAGCAGCAGTCCTATTACGACCGCATACGCAAGGACAGGACGATGCGCGCTGCGGGGGAGGATGTGACTGCCGTGAACGCCGCCGTGCTCATGACGAAGCTCCTGCAGGTGTCCTGTGGTGCCGCATATACCGACGAGCAGAACACCCTGCAATTTGACATCTCGTCCCGATACAAAGTTCTCAAGGAGGTTGTCGACGAAACTCCAAATAAAGTGTTGGTGTTTGTTCCTTTTCAGAACACAATCGAAATCCTTACAGACAAGCTTCGTGGTGACGGGATCACCGCAGAGATAATCAGCGGAAGTGTAAAGGCGGGTGATCGCACGGACATATTCCGCAGGTTTCAGACATCTCCAGACCCAAAGGTTTTGGTGATACAACCCCAAGCCGCGGCCCACGGGGTTACATTGACGGCGGCCGACACCGTCGTATGGTGGGGCCCGACCCCATCCTTAGAGATTTATGCGCAGGCGAACGCGCGTATCCACAGGTCCGGGCAGGTCAACCGATGCACCATAGTGCAGCTGGAAGGCTCGCCAGTTGAGCGTCGTATATACTCGCTCTTGGACGATAAAATCGATGTTCACTCGAGAATGATCGATCTTTACAATGGAACACTTGACTAGGTGTTCGAAACAGCCTAAGAACTGTAAAACAACACAAAACGGAGATACAAATGACTGACACAGTAGACACATCTGTCGATCGCTTGACACGCATCTATCTGAAGATACGTGACGCAAAGTCCGCAGCGGCAGCAGAGTTCAAAGAGAAGGATCAGAAACTTACCGATCAGTTGAATCTGGTTAAGTCTCAGCTTCTCACATACTGCAAGGAACACAATGTCGAGAGTGTTCGCACAAACGAGGGTATGTTTTACCGCACCGTTAAGACACGGTATTGGACGAGCGATTGGTCTGCCATGCACGCTTTTGTGGTTGAGAACTCCATGCCGGAGTTCTTGGAAAAGCGACTGAACCAAACCGCAGTCAAAGAGTTCTTGGCTGAAAACCCTGAAACGGTACCGCCGGGCCTCAATGTGGACTCGGAGTACCAAATATCTGTGAGGAAGAAATGACAGGTAACGAGAAATATGTATCGACTGCGGCCCTAGCGGCACACTTCGGTGTGTCGGCTGCAACGATCATCACCATGGTCAGGAGTGGAGACATCCCTGCCGGAACCTACACACGCATGGGGCGGGTCTTCCGATTTGACCTCAATAGTGTAGAAAGTGCACTCCTCGCACGAACACAAGTTTCATCCGAAGACAAACAGACGGAACTTGATTTTAACCAAACCTCGGAAAACGAAACCGAGCAATACGAAACGGAGAACGACAATGGCTGAACTTGATATCTTTAAGGGCAACTCCCTCGTGAACAGCGACCTGTTCAAGTCCCTCATGGACGACAACAAAAAGATGGCTGGCGGCGGCGGCATCGGTAAGCGTCTGAGCATTCGTGGCAGCCGTTTCCGCATGATCGTTGATGGTGAGCAGGTTTCTGTGAGCAAGAGCAACACCATGAACATGGTGATCGTCGACGCGGCACCCATTGCACGCACATATTACGAAGGGTCGTTCGATCCCGAGAACCCATCTGCTCCTAAATGTTGGTCCGCTGACACACAGGCACCGAGCGAAGACGTGCCAGAGGATCAGAAAATGGCCTCACGTTGCGCTGACTGCCCGATGAACGTACGTGGTTCCGGACAGGGTGAGACACGTGCCTGTCGCTTCTCACAACGCCTTGCGGTCACTCTTGAGGGTGAGAGCGATGACGTCTACCAGCTTCAGCTGCCTGCCACATCCATCTTCGGCGCTGCAGTTGGTAACGATATGGGCCTGCAGGCGTACATCAAGTACCTCTCTGCTCACAACACACCAGCCATTGCCGTAATGACCGAGATGCGTTTCGACGACGATGCGACTGCCCCAAAGTTGTATTTCAAACCGACACGCGCATTGGATGAAGAAGAGCTGAAGGTGGCAATCGCGCAGCGTGAAAGCGATGACGTCAAGAAGGCGCTCGAGTTCACTGTGGCACCGCCGAAAGATAGCGATGCCAAGAAGCCCGCGGCAAAAGCTGAGAAGAAGGCCGAACCGAAGGCCGAACCGGAGGCCGAGGTTGAAGAGCCAAAGAAGGTAGAGAAATCTGCAAAGGCTCCCGTTGTCGAAGAGAAGAGCGCCGACGCACTGGCGGA